TTGTCGTTACAGACAACCAAAAAGTTGTTGAATGTGTAACAGATGATGTTGATCAACCAGAATCAATCAACAAAAAAATTCGTGAAGAGTTTGATGAAGTTTTAAGACTATTAGATTTTTCAAATAGTGGTTATGATACATTTCAAAAATGGTACGCTGATGGACGACTTTACTATCACGCTATTATTGATGAAGCTAAGGTTCGCGAAGGTATTAAAGAATTAAGATATATTGATCCTCGTAAGATTCGTAAAATTAAAGAAGTTGAAAAGAAACGTGAGGGTGAAGTTATTTTAAATAAAGTCAAGAACGAATATTATATTTACAATGATAAAGGATTTAATGGTAAAAACGCTGCTTCTGGTGGTTCTGCATCAGGATTTGATGGAGTAAAAGGTTTAAAGATTGCCAAAGATTCCATCGTACATGTCACATCTGGTATTGTAAACGAAAATAACTCACTTGTTCTATCGCATCTTCACAAAGCAATAAAACCACTAAATCAGTTGCGTATGCTTGAAGATGCTTCTGTAATCTATCGTATTTCCCGTGCACCAGAGCGTCGTATTTTCTATATTGATGTTGGTAATCTACCTAAGATGAAAGCGGAGCAATATCTTCGTGATATGATGGCGAAGCATAAGAATCGTTTGGTGTATGATGCTTCAACAGGTGAAGTTCGTGATGACCGTAAGTTTATGACTATGTTAGAAGATTTCTGGCTCCCACGTAGAGAAGGCGGTAGAGGTACAGAAATCACAACTCTTCCAGGCGGTCAAAATCTCGGTGAGATGGAAGATGTGTTGTATTTTCAAAAGAAACTATATCAAGCATTAAATGTTCCTGTATCGAGACTTGAAGCAGAAGCACAATTTAATATCGGTAGGGCTTCAGAGATTACAAGAGACGAAGTGAAGTTTTCTAAGTTTATTGGTAGACTTCGGAATCGTTTCTCTATTCTTTTTGATAAGATTTTAGAGAAACAACTTATTCTAAAGGGTATTATCACTCCAGAAGATTGGCCAGACATTCAGGCAAATCTTCGGTACGACTTCATGGAAGATAATCATTTTGAAGAACTAAAACAAGTAGAGATTTTGCAGAACCGTCTAACAGCTCTTCGTGATATTGATGAATATGTGGGCAAGTATTACTCTCGGAAATGGGTGCGTCAAAACATTCTACAACAATCAGAAGATGATATCAAAGAACTTGATGATGAAATCGCTGAAGAAGAAAAAGAATTTGGTGATGAAGGTGATGCTGGAACGGATCAACAACAAGAGCCTGTTCAACAAGAACCTCCTCCTGAACAACAGTAATATTTTATAAATAAAATGGAGTAAATATAATGTCGGATGTAGTAGATTTATTAAAATTTGCACATGAAAATAAACCAGTAGATTTTCAGGCTGCTTTTCAAAATGTAATGAAAGACAAGATTGGTAATGCTCTTGCTGCTAAGAAAGAAGTTATTGCTCAGAATATGATGAATAATTCAGAAGAGGAAGATGAGGTTGACGACGACCTTGACCTTGATGATGAATTAGTATTTGATAGCGAAGAAGAATAAACAATCTAATTAGGGAACTCAAATATGCTATCATTTAAAGAACTAATGAATGAGGTTGCCGAACCAAAAGCGGGCGACGAACAACGATTCAAGGCAAAACATATTGTGCAAGTCATCGATGACCCTCATATGGATAAAGAAAATCGTGAAGGCACAAAGAAATCCCCATCCAAGAAGAAGCGCCTTGCTGACATGGAAAAAGGTGAGGACGAGCTCGTTTACGAACAACATATGATGACATGTGAAGATTGCGGCGAAGAGTATGATGCTGACGAAGGTAAACATGAGTGTGATGTGGAAGAGCATTTCGAAAGAATTGCTGGAGAGCTATTAGACGAAGGTATTGACGTAGACGACCTAACTGAAGAGCAGCTTGACGAGATACTTGGTCGAGTTGTAAAGGGCGCTGCAAGACTTGCTAAGAAAGCAGTTGTCAACAAACAAGGTAATGTTAGATTTTCAACTGCTGGTAGAGCAGACTCTGCTGAAAGAAAAGCATCTAGGTTAGAAAAGAAAAGGCAAGACCGTGAAAGACTCAAAAAAGCACAGGCTAGAGTAGCAAAAGCACGTCAAGAACTCCGAAACGAGTATGGGTATGTACCTGAAGAGAAGATGACCGACGATGAAATGAAAAAGCGTGAAGAAATCGTCAAAGGCATGAAAGACAAAGAAGCAGAGCTTAAAAAGCGTTATGGTGACCGTTGGAAGTCAGTAATGTATGCTACTGCTACAAAGAAGGCAATGGAAGAAGCAGTAATGCAGGGTTCTAAGGACCATCTCAAGAAACTACAAGACATGCTCGATAAAGTAAAACCAGGTTCAGCCGATCATAGTCAGATCAGAGGTGCTATTGAGTCGAAGTTTGGTAAGCAGCATATTCCAGCGAAGCACAGAAATGTAAAGCCAAATGTGTATGAAGAAGTTGAGATTGACGAAGCAATTGAAGTAAGTCACGATCGTTACATGAGGTCACACGGAAAGAGGGCTTCCAGTGGTACTGGTTCTTGGATGTTCACTCATAAGCGTATGGGTGATGTAGATCATAAGAACGAAAAAGAAGTGTACTCGGCTCCAAGCGGTAAGTTCTCTGATGCTAAGAAGGCTGCGCAAAAATGGGCAAAGAAGCACGGACACTCCACGATTTATGTGATGGAAGAAGTCGAGCTTGACGAAGCATTCAAAGTAGGTGTATTGAAACTCAAAGACAATTCAACAGTTAAATTAACAAACGATGATGCTCAGGCGCTTAACAATCTTTATAAGAACTTAAACACTTCAAATAGTACAAGGATGATAGAGAAACTATATGCTGATAAGAAGTCTTTTAGTGAAATTCTTGCCTTTGCTAAACAGGCGATGTAAGGAGAAGACAAATGACAACAAAGATTATAGCAAATACTATTACTATATCAACAAGCGCTTCTCAAGTTACCGCAAGTCGTTTTGTGAGATTATATAATTCCTCAGCGGACGAGGTGGCAAACGTACAGATTGGTGCTAACAGTACTTCAATATCTGCTATGGTAACTCTAGGACCAACGAACACGATTACAATTGATCTTGGTGAGATGAGACCAGAGTACGAAGGTTACACAGAGAAATGGGTTTCTCTTGCAGGATCTGTAACAACAGTATTTCTAACACCAGTAAGTTCAGGATAAGAACAATGAAACTAATTTGCGAAGTAAACGAAGATATCAAATATGTCACAGAAGCAGTCGATGAAGGTAAGAAAAACTACTTCATCGAAGGCGTATTCATGCAAGGTGATTTGAAAAATCGTAACGGACGTGTATATCCTTCATCAGTCTTAGCAACTGAAGTTGCTCGTTATAATAAAGAATTTGTTGAAAAGAAAAGAGCTTTTGGTGAACTCGGTCATCCTAGTGGTCCAACCATCAATCTTGACCGTGTTTCTCATATGATTACAAATCTACATCAAGAGGGTTCAAACTTTGTTGGTAAAGCAAAGATTATGGACACTCCAATGGGTAGAGTCGTAAAGAATCTAATGGATGAGGGAGCAACACTTGGTGTTTCTTCTCGCGGCATGGGTTCATTAAAGCAGAACAGACAAGGCATTATGGAAGTACAAAACGACTTTATGCTTGCTACTGCTGGTGATATTGTTGCTGACCCATCTGCTCCTGATGCTTTCGTAAGAGGTATCATGGAAGGCGCAGAATGGTTCTTTGATATTGCTTCTGGTAATTGGGTTCGTGAACAAGCAGTTGATGAGATTGTTACAGAAACAAAACAACTATCCTCTCGCCAATTAGAGGAACAAAAGTTCAGATTATTCGCAAAATTCTTAAATGGAATATCAAAATAATATTTTTTATAAATAAACTAAATGACTTTAAACTCGAAGGAGATAACACATGTCAGACCAAGAACTTGATCAGCTAGACGAGTTCAAGGCATCTGGGGAAGATTCCGAAGTAATGGAACCAACCGCAGTTTCTGCCAAGAAGCGCAAAGCTGACAAAGCAACTACCAAAGATGCCGCTGGTAAGGTATCTGATGGCGTAACAAAAACCGGTGGTGATCTTATTGATGCTGTTGCCACAAAGAAAGCCCCCGCTAGAAAGGCTGATAAGTCAATGGGCGAAGCAGTAAATGAAATCTTTGCAGGCGAAGACTTATCAGAAGAGTTCAAAGAAAAAGCAACTGTTGTCTTTGAGGCAGCAGTACTTGAGAGAGTTAATGAAGAAGTTGATCGTTTAGAAGAAGAATTTAATTCTAAACTAGATGAACAAGTCGAATTAGCAACAGAAGACCTCACAAAGAAGGTTGATGCTTATCTTGATTACGTTACAGAGCAATGGATGGAAGAGAATAAGATAGCAATTGAACGTGGGTTACGCGCCGATATTACTGAATCTTTCATCAATGGTCTAAAAGAACTTTTCGCAGAGCATCGTATTGATGTTCCTGACGATAAGGTTGATCTGGTAGCCGAAATGGCAGAAAAGATCGAACAACTTGAGGGCGAACTTAATGAGCAAATTAATACAAACCTTAAAGTTTCCCATGAGTTAGAAGAAGCAAAGAAATCTGATGTTTTTGATACACTAGTTAGCGAACTAGCAGAAACACAGATTGAAAAGCTACGTTCACTTACAGAAGGTCTAGAATATGCAGACCTAGATGATTATTCGCGTAAAGTGAAAATTATCAAGGAAAACTATTTCGGTAAATCACAGGTCGCTGAAGAAGTTGATGAGTTAGACCCAGTTAATGAAGACGTGGAAGGCACCAAATATGTTGATCCCCGCATGGCTCGGTATGCTGCATCAATCAGCAAAACCTTTAGAAATATTAAATAATATAAATAAATTAAATTCTTAGTTTAAAGGAGAATCTTCTAAAATGCTAAATGAAGAACTACAAAAGAAGTGGCAGCCAATTCTGGAGCACCCAGAACTAGATGCTATTAAAGACGTACACAAGAAGGCAGTAACTGCTATTGTTCTAGAAAACACTGAAAAAGCTCTACGTGAAGGCAGTGCTTGGTCAGTAAACAGCTTACTCGCTGAAACGCCAGTAAACGCAATCGGCGACGGCACCGGCAACACCGACACCTACGATCCTGTTCTAATCAGCCTCGTTCGTCGTTCTATGCCAAATCTAATGGCTTACGACATCTGCGGCGTTCAGCCAATGACTGGGCCTTCTGGTCTAATCTTCGCTATGAAGAGCCAGTATGCTAACACAACAGCAGTAACAGGCGAAGCGCTTCACAACGAAGCTGACACTGACTTCTCTGGCACAGGTACACATACTAACGGTCTTGGCGCTGGTTCCGAGGCAGTTGGTGGTGGCGTCACTACAACCAACATGGAAGCCAACACTGCTTATGCACAAATGGGTTTCACAATCGACAAGGTTACAGTAACAGCCAAGTCACGTGCTCTAAAGGCAGAATATACCACTGAACTTGCACAGGACCTAAAAGCAATCCACGGTCTAGATGCTGAGACAGAACTCGCCAACATTCTTTCAAGCGAGATTCTTGCTGAAATCAACCGCGAGGTCATGAGAACCATCTACCGTGGTGCTAAACTCGGTGCCCAGCATCTCGACCTCTACGGTCGCGGTGTTGGTCTCACTGCTGGTATCTCCGCTGGTGCAACTGTCGCAGATCCACTCGCCGCAACCGCTGGTCGTGGTGTCGGTGGTGTCTACGACCTCGCCCGCGACTCAGACGGTCGTTGGTCCGCAGAGCGTTACCGTGGTCTCATGTTCCAGATCGAGCGTGAGTGCAACCGTATCGCTAAGGATACCCGTCGTGGTAAGGGTAACTTCATCATCTGCTCTTCAGATGTTGCTTCTGCCCTCGCTATGAGTGGATTCCTTAACATCTCACCAGCACTCGCTACCAACCTCAATGTTGACGACACTGGCAACACCTTTGCTGGTACACTCAACGGTAAGATCCGCGTCTACATCGACCCATACTTCGGTCCAGGCGTTGCTCACACCGCCGCTGCCGATACTGGTCGCGACTTCGTGTGCGTCGGATACAAGGGTTCCAGCCCATACGACGCAGGTCTCTTCTACTGCCCATACGTTCCACTACAGATGGTCCGTGCAGTCGGTGAAGACACCTTCCAGCCCAAGATCGGATTCAAGACCCGTTATGGTCTTGTCAACAACCCATTCGTTAGCATCAACAATGTTGGCGGAGCATCCGATCCAACCGCAGGTTCTGCCTTCCGCAAGAACCAGTACTACCGCATCTTCCGCGTAGACAACCTACACGGTATCGGTGGTTCAGGAACCTTCTGATTCTAATCAGAAACGCAATCGAAGCGGGGGGTCGAAAGACCCCCCGCTTTCTTTATACATACATTAGGAGGAGTTATGCCAGACTATATCAGTGGTACATCACAACTTCAAAACAATATTCTAAGTAGACAACCAGAGAACACCAATCCTCTGGTGGTTACAGAATACAAGTTCACGATGCAGCGTATCTCCACCGTGACTTACTTCTGTCAGTCTGCCAATGTTCCTGGCATCAATGTCGGTGAAGTCTCGCAACCAACATACTTCGCACCAGCAAAACGCCCTGGCGACTTTACATTCGATGATTTCACCATCACGTTTGTGGTTGATGAAGAACTCAAGAACTGGCTTGAAATCTACAACTGGATGCGTTCCACCACGAACGCTGAAGACTTCTCCGAATATGAAGGACCAGACCAACACTTCTCCGATGCTTCTCTCACCATCACAAATAGTGCGATGAGAGGCAAGATTCATATCAACTTCAAGGAACTGTTTCCGAAGAACCTTTCGGGAATAGACTTTACCAGCACATCGTCCGATGCTGATCCGATTATTGCCACCTGCACTTTTGCCTATTCGTCATACGACATAGAAAGACTTGACTCCTGATTGAACGTGTGCTACACTCCTTTTCGGAGGACATATGAACCTAAGTGAACTACGGCAGATGGTCAGCGAAGATATGGCTATTGATGACACAGAACTCGATATTGAGTCTCTACGGACACCACAACTTCACAACAAGTATCTGAACCTCTTTCACGACGAACGTCTTATCCTGACCAAACAGGAAGAGGACTACAAGAAACTTCTTCGTCTAAAGTGGGAATACTATACTGGTAAGATGGACCAAGCCACTCTCGACAGATTGGGTTGGCAAACATTTGAACTGAATGTTCTGAGAACAGACATTGATAAA